ATAATTTCGTCAATAGACAGATTTATAGTTTCGGCAGTAACTAAGCCCGTAACATCGGTTTGGTTAACTATTAGCTTCCCTATGTGTATATTTTCTGGAACCTCATCAATACCTTTAACAGTCCCTTGATCTACCGATAAGTTATAACTAAGCGCTCCGCTATCGCAGACAATCTCGCCAACTTCAAACTCTTTAGACCCGAAATATAAATGAACCCCTGTTGAACCTCCTGTAGCTGTTTGATTTAAGTAACTGCTAGATACCTCTGTAATTCTAATTTTATCTACATTTAGTTTTCTACTGTAGAAAGTGCCAAACCTTACAGTGCAATTGACAGTACCTATCATGCGCACGTTATCAACCCATGTAACTGATGATTGGGCGGGCACTGTTGCTGGGCCAGTGCCAGTGATATGTACAACACCGTCAATAATGCAATCCTCTTCAAATAAAAATGTTCTATTGCTTGTTCCGTTGGTGAGATTGGTTCTATAAATTCCAGAGGGAAAGTATATAAATAAGTAGTGAGAAGCCGATAAAGCCGCCTGAGCAAGGCTATCGTCCGTAGTTCTGTCGCCCATTAGCCCGAACGCTTTTGCGTTTAGCCAGTCATTAACCTGTAACACCAGAGACAAAGTAGGAACACCAGCGCAAGCAACAACATCATAAGTGTTAGGCGTAACAGTGGAAGCTAGAACAACATCCCACATTGCACCGCCGCCATTGCCCGCAGTACGTTCTTTAAGTGATATCTGATCGCCAATAACTAACTTCGTGCTTGATACTGCGTCCGATAGCTCGTCAAAGTATCTAACATAGTCCTCATTAATGTAGCCCGTGTCTCTTATTGCGCTTATGTAAGTTCCGCTAGGGTAACTATTCGTTAACGTAACTTGATTCAATGATTGATTGTAAGAGTAATTAACGCTCTCTAGTATTCTCCCGTTATCTGCGCTAGTACCGTTAATGTAAAAGCTTGCGCCCTCTGTGTTTACAGTAAATTGAACTAACACTTGACCGCTAGTTAATTGAATTGTTTCTATTGCGCTCGAGCCGCTACCGCCGCCACCACCTGCGCCGGCCGAAATAGGAACCTTTGACAATATAGTTTCGTATGGCCCTGGGTTCTCTATAATATTATAAGTGCCGTCTGCCGTTTTAAATGCGTAGTTTCCTTTGCTATCTGTAGTTATCGGGTTTGGTATTGCGTTATCGTCTAGATCAAGCAAGTAAGCATCAGCGCCCGTTGATGATACTTCGACTTTTACATGTACGGTTACGCCCGCATTCAAATCAACAGCGCCCGTGTTAGAGTCTACGCCATCATTTCTTAATACGACTGAGCCGTGATAAGTTCCCATTTTTTTTTCCTCTTTTTTTACGGATGATCGCCATTTCCGTTTATATATCGTGTTGGTGTAGAGCCGAACAACTGAACTGTTGCACCGCTATTTTTAATGCCACTACCTGCCGCGCCGCCAGTTGCGTTATTATTTGCGCCAGCATTACCCCAGCCAGAGCCAGAGCCGTCTATCTCGCCATTTTTACCAGCGGTCCCTATTTGCGCGTTTAGACCTGCATTTCCTGGGTTGCCGCCTACGCCTTGGTTTCTACCATCTCCGCCGTCTCCGCCATTTCCTGATGTAAATAAAGGTAAAGAGCCTGTGGAATTAAAGCCACCATCTCCGCCGCTTGGCGCTCTAATGTACCCGTCGGCTGTTGGGTATGCCGTAGAAGGCGTTGCCCCGCTAAAGTAAATGTCAGAATCTACTCCGTCAGCGTCATAAACGATACCACCTGAAGAACCGTTCTGTGCTGGGAAGTATACAGGCGATCCAGACTCTTGATCGTAAAAAACGCCTTGCCCTTTGCCTCCGTTGCCGCCGCTCGCTTGACCGTCAAAGCCATCAGCTAATATCATTATCAATTTAGAGCCAGAGGCAAAATTACCCGCCCTTATTGATGTCGCACCAAAAGAGTAAGCCCCACTCAATACAAAGGTTAAAGTAACAGCCGAGGAAGGAGCGCCGGCAAGTATATGCAGGTTAACACTGCCTAACGGCGAATCTAGCACAATCTCACTATTATTATTAAAAGCGGCCTCGTAAGTCATGGCGGTAACGTCATACCTTCTCCCTGACTTAGTGTATTTAGGCGTTACCTTTGTTATTTGCGACCTTATATCACCACTAGGTAGGCCGTCAAATCCTTGGTCTGATGTAGTGCTCAAATCTACAACATCCCCAGTTTTAAAAGTTAAGTACCTTTCTTCTGTCTGCCAAGTTCTGGTAAACGGCGTAAACTTAAATCTACTAACGTATCTCTGCACCAGCAAGTCTGCGGCGTCTTTGCTCAAAAGCACGTTATTGTCAAAAATCTTGTCTTTGTGCTTGCCGTAAAGGGCAGGTGATGTGATTGTGTTATCCGAAAATCTACTTCCTTTTTTAAAGCTTGTTGCTTCGCTATCGTCAGCAAGGTTTCTTTTGTCGTATAGAACAAATGCCCTTGACGCCCTTATCGAGTCTTTGGGTTGCTTCTTTATGCTATAAGCGTTTATTTCCTTACCTTCTTTTAGCGTTGCTGTAGAATCTTTCCACACACTAATAGCTGATAGCTTTGCCAAGTTGTCTGTTGTGCTAAACCAAAGATCCATCAGAAAACCTGTAAGTATACGTGTTAAGGCATCATTCACGGGTTCTGATTCGCTATGTAGCGTGTTTATCTTGTCGCTAGCGTGCCACTCTTGAACCTCTGCGGCCCATTCAGCGGTAGGAATTAATGCGGAATCAAAGTCACTATCAATTAAAATTCTAGCAATAAGGGAATCTATTGTTTCATCGTCTGAAAGCTCGCATATAAAAACCTCATCACCCGAAGAATGGTCGGTCGCTGTGCTCTCGGTTAACAAAACCCCTGACGTTGGCGCAAATATATCCGAGCCTCTAGTTGCTATATTTAATACTGCTGTAGGCTGCAAATTATCTGTTACGCTGTTTATTCTCATAAACTCGTCACCGATGCGAACAGCAAAAGCATTAGAGTAGTCAGTGTCGCCATCTACTGGGATGATTACAGTTGAACCGCTTATGTCTTGCCTTAAAAAACTATTGCCCGCGATAGGCCAAGATTTTTCGTCAAGGTTAGCAAGCGCTATTACGTCCTTGCATTCGAGCGACCACTGGCCTGTGCTTACATTTAACTTAAAAGCGTTCGCTGTGTAATGCCTCGTTTGCGCTCCGGCATCTAGATCAATACTACCGTCGGGCTGTACTCTGTAGAGCTTTAGTCTTACAGCTTTGTTCTCGAATACCTGCCTACTTGCCAACTTGCCTAGATAAGTGCCTTGCTTTTTTACTTGGTCATTAACGCCAGGTGATGAAGCGTTAGGATCTTGGCCGGTAAAATCTGATAATGTAATCGTTAAGGAGCCGCGAGCAGACAAGCCTTTTCCTGGCTTTAGCTCTGTCGCTGTTTCTTTTATTGCTATTATAGATCTGTAGATTGGTTCACCATTGATAGACTTTAATGTTGGCGCGTTTTCATTTGTGAAATAATAAGTTTTGTATTCATCAGCCCATAATTGATCGCAAGTAAGTGGAGTCCCATAGCCATCTGATGAGCCAATAGTGCAGGCGCCAGTTATTACCGGCAAATCTATTTCCAAAACTTCAAAGTGCTGCTGCACTCTCATGTCTTGAGTTTGTTCAAAAGTTGCCATTTATAATCCGTTGAATACGTTGAATGAAACTTTTATAGCGTCAAGCGCTCTTGTCCGTGAATGCGCATTAACACTAAAAGCAGGGTCATAACAAATATAAGAAGACTCAGGATTGTTAATAACTTCTTTGATAAAGAAAGGCTGCTCAAAACTAAAGTCAATAAAGTCTTGCCACACTCCACGAGTAAACGCCGTCAACTGGTTAGGGAAGGTTAAAGAGCCTTTTAGCGCCTTTTGCTTCTGAATTGACGTAACTGGGCCAACCTCTAAAGTTGTCGTTGTTCTTTGGGTTGTGTGTCTGTTTAGCCATGATCTAGAATAACCCGACTGTTCACCTGTTGGGATTGTGATGTGCTGACCTGCTGCTATGTAACTAAGTGTCATCTGATAGTTGTTAGGTACTGTTTTAAATCTAACAATAAGATCAGAGAAAGATCGCATAGTAAACGTGAACATCACATTGTTGTTTCTTTTAAGAACTACACTCTGAACAAGTGCCACCCCGTCATAAAGTTCTATTGTTGCTTGTGTTGGAGTTGCTGCCGTATGCCCTGATATAGCGACATACGTAATATTCACTTGCTCACCATAACTAACAGCGAAGTCACCAACATCAGTGCCGCAAGTATAAGTCAATGAGTGGTCTGGGTCTGAAATATTAGCCGCAACCTCTCCTGTGCCGGGGTCGGTTATTGTTGGCGTTTGACCTATTAAAACATTACTAGATGATATTGATATACCTTTGCCAGAAGATTGAGCCGTTGAGCTTACTATAATAGCCATTACTGTGTTCTTCCTTCTGAGTTTGCTTTGTTTAATGCTGCCGCGATAGCATCTATCAAGTCATCGCCTGAATCAGTTGCAAATCTAATGGTTTGAGTTTGTGAGCCGCCCTCTGTCGCATCGCTAATATCTAATGAAGTTGTTTCTTGTTCGAAATCTGGCTTGGATTTTGTTACTGAATCAGATGTTTCGCCACCTATTGCCCCGCCGCCCGATATTGTAGATCCGCTACCGCCTCCGCTGATAGTTCCACCAATAGCTGCTGCAGCTATAGCCGCCATATTTAAAGCGCCTGCAGCCTCTATTTTTGCAGACAATACGCCTGTGGGGTCAATAGTCAGCGCCTTTATCGCTGCAGCTTTTGTGTTTACAAACGTTTCAGCAAGCGCGAGCGCCTGAGTACCAAGAAAAAGTATTTTCCCCGCTGCGCTGTCGCTATCCACTAAAGACGACATAATAGAAATGACTGACTTTGCGTTTTTCATCTCTAGGTTTTGCTCAGCCTTTAGGCGCTTGTCAGTATTTATCAAAGATTTTTTAGCGAGTTTTTGTTTTTCCTCTTCTTTTCTTTCATCTAATTCTATTAGGCTTTCCAAATACTCATCTTCGAGCGCTAGTTTGTTCTCGTTATGCTCTCCAATTATCTCAAGCTCTCTTTCGTACTTTTCGTGAAGCTTTTCTTCCTCTGTGAGCCATCGGTTTTCGATGTTTTCTATTTGCCTTTGTCTTTGCGCTTCCGCCGCCTCCGCCTCTAACTCCTCTTGTCGCGTTAACCACTCAGCAAGTTTCTCTTCTTTTTTTGCTAACTCATCCTCGGAGTCGCATAATGTTCCAACTTGATCAGTATCAACATCGGCAGTATTAAGCAACGTTGGCGCTTCGTCTTCATTATTCAAAATATCAAGCGCTGACTGTATTTCTGCCCGTTCTGCTTTTAGCTTTTCAAGGAGTCTATTTAGTCTGGTTTCTTCTGAGCCGCCCGCCGTTTTAAGTTTTTGCTCGACCTCTCTTATACTTTCAACTATCGGCAATAAGTCAGTTAACAAATCTGCTTTTGTACCCTCGTTTAGTGAAGCAAAGAAAAAAGAGGCTGCGTTAGCTGCATTAACAAACCAGTCAGATAATTTTACAAGGCCTTTTGTTGCTAAGTTTGTGGCCGCTTCGCCTGCTAAATTTAATGCTGTGTCCATATCTTCGAGCTTTTTAAGATCTTCGTCAGTTAAAGGAACTGTAACGCCGTCCATTGCTCCAGATAATTCTTTTGCTTTTTTGCCGCCATCTGAAAGCAGTGGGATCAGGTTAGTGGTGTCGGATGCCATACCCTCTAGAGCATGTGACATTTGCACCGCTGAAACTTCCCCCCCTTCCATTCTGTTGACCATTTCTTGAAGTATGTCTGGCCCTGACATTGTAGAGAATTCTTTAGCTAGTGCAGTCGCTTCTTCTTTTGTTAGCTTCATAGCATCAACAAAGTCCATAAAACCACCGCCGCCAGTGTTTAAAAAATCTCCTATCTTCTCGCGGGTATCTTTTGATATATCTCCAAGCTTCTCAAGTCCGATGCCGACGGTTGAAGTAGCAAAGGCCATGCTTTGCAGCTTTTCCGTAGATACACCTGAGATATTGGATGCTATCTTTAATTGTCTTCCATAAGCCGCCGTCTGCTTTATTAGCGCCACAGTCCCAGCGGTTAAGGCTGTAACAGCAACGCTAGCAACACCCAAAGCCTTTCCAAATGCGCCGGCTGATCCTGTAAGCTTTTTAAATTTACTATCAGTGTCGTCTGTTGACTCGCCTAAACTATCAAGCTCAGCTTTTGTGGCTTTTAGCTCCGAGTCTAACTTGCCCGTTTTTGCTAATAGCTCGATTGTTAATTTTTCACTAGCCATTATTTACACCCTTTAACCATTCGTAACTAGCTCCGTTCATTTTTCTTTCAGCGTTAAGCATTACAGACAGATCATTGTTTTGCCTATGCTCTTGATCTGATAGATACATTAACTCGACAAAATCAAGCGCCCACGCCTCTGACGGCTGCAATTTTAAGTTATTTACGGCATGTTTAAACCAATGCCAGTAATCAAAAGAATCGCTTTCAGAAAGCCTGTTTATTAGGCCTCTGTATCCTTTTTTTTTACATGGATGTTCGCCTGAATGTAATCATTAAAGGCTAAGGCAATGGATAACAAAACCATCGGGTATTCTTCACTAAACCCATCAACACTTTGCGTTTGGAACCATGAAGTTCTAAATGTTGCATCGTCAAACTCATCCAGCGGAACATTTAAGTCTTTATCAGTAATACAGTAAAATATATTTGACGCAACATCCCTGCTGTATAACTTACTTAACCTAACATGTTTGGCGACTTTTGATTGCTCAGCATCTGATGCATACGCCTGGATATAGTCCTGCAATACGGTTGATAGATCCAATCCAGTAGCGTCAAAAAAACGCTTGAAATTAGATATAGACCAACCGTATTTGTAAGACTTGTAAGCGAGTTTAAACTCCATTATGTTTGCGGTGTACGTGTAACATTGCTAGAACTCGAAAGAGTGAAGCTAGTAGATACCTTATCACCATGAGGGATAGAGTCACTAATACCACTAGGCACAAACTTCCCTGCGTAAGATTCGCCGCTAGGGAAAGTAATACTGTAATCGTCTTGCGTACCTGTAAACGCTTCCGCCTTAATGTCTTCGTAGTTATCAGATACGTTGTAGATCATAGTGCCACTTAACACAACTTGTTGTCCTGATACCTCGCCATCGAGCATGGTAACAAAATCACCATTGCTTTTATTGCTAATATCAATAGGCGCTCCGTTCATCGTTAAAGTCGCCTCCATTTGACCGAAAATATCAGTAGGTGAAGCACCTTTTTTGATTAAAATATTAGTGCCGTTAATTTCGCCAGCCATGTTGCTACCCTCTATTTGTAAATGTTAAAAAATTAATTGTTAAATCTCTCTGAAGCCATGCTTCGCTCTCTACGCTAGCATTAGTTTCACTGCTTAATATACTTACCGTTTGCCCATTATACACTAACTGAGTGTTATATCTAAATGCCACTTTAAGCTCATCAATCGCCTGCAGTTGCGCGTTATCATAATTGACACCATTGAGCGGAACAAAGACGCTTATTTGATAGAGTCCTCGCTCCTCATCTCTGTCATTATCAGACTTGCCCATCATTTCACTGGTGGCAGGTATGTAATAAGCAGCTAACCATAAATCTTTACCTTTTGGGTTAAACTTTTTATTCTCAAAAGCAATATCTGCAGTCGTTAGTCCCGCCGGCAAGTTATTTATTAAGTGACTTAAAAAAGCTTGCTTCGTATTTAATTGGCTCATAGTTTTTTTATCTTACTCTGCATTCGTTTAAGGTTTATTCTAACCCAGCCCTTCGGAGCTTGTAAGCTAAACCCGTTTCTTGATAGCTTTTGATAGCGCCCTTTTATATTACTGCCTTTTTTAACAGGCCTAGGAAATCCACCGTATTCTAGTACACCAATGTAAGGTAAGTTGTTAGTAAAGAATATTTTCTTACCCAACACATTTTTTGGGACCATGCTGGCCTGACCTAGTGAAGCACCACCACCAATACTAGTGCTTGTTGTTATCTTGCTTGATGGCGATCCAACCGACAAAAACCAATTGTTCCTAGCTCTGCCTGTATCTGCTGGCGTTTCTTGTACTATATTTTTAAGGCCCGCAAGATAAACGCCGCGCACGTTATCATTAGCGACTTGCTCTAGCTGATCAATGGCAAGTTTAACGTCTTTTAGCCCTCTTAATGGCATTACTGCTGCCTTACCTGCGAAATGTATAACAAAACGTCACTTGTGGGCGCCTTAACGTCTACGCTAATAACAACGAACTCGTCATTTCCTTGCTTGATAATGCTACCTGTTTTTATTTCAACATCGCTATTACTCACAAGCTCTCTGTCACCAGCAACGATATTGCCGCCTATCAATTCTTTGTCGTAGCTTTTAAATATCGCATCAAATAACAAGACAGGCAATACCGTTACTGTTGGTGTATCAAGCGGAGTATCGCCACCGGAAAAAGTTTTTTGCATTAGATAAACTTTATCAATACTAGGCGAGCCGGTTTTATTAATAGCCCTAGCCAATCCTTTCTTTATTTTAGATTGTATATCAAAAGCAGCCATTAACCTAAATACCCCATGTTTTCTTTATATAGCCCGCCACCAGCTATCCCAGAATTAGTATAAGGCTTTAAAGTCCTAGATACTGCTGGCATTCTAGCTATAGTGGGAGCGCCTGAGTCTGCTCGGTATGTCTCAGAAATAACGCCGACAACAGTAAAGCTTGCTAAATCTGCATCAGACTTAACGGCGTTGGTATCAACTCCGCCATTGATAGAAAATGCGGCTAACATTTGGGCGTTCTTAAAGTCTTGCGGAATAGAGTCATTAGCAACCATTAAACCGTAAGCATACATATTCGAGCGAGGCATTGCGCCCGTCTGAGTCTGAGGCGTAACCCTATAGCCCTGTAATTGCTGCTCGTATGTAAAGTTGATAAAGTCATAGGCGTTAACTAATAAAGCCTCTCTATCCGGCTGTGTGGACGGCAAAGAATAACCCTTAATTGATGCGTAGCTTTTGAACTCGTCATCTGTTACCCATGAGTTAGCGTTTGCCACGACCGAGCCGTCTTCAATAATTAACTGGCTACCTATAGCGACAATAATTTGACTGCTGTTGCCAAGCTCGCGACTGGTAATGTCAGTACCGTTAACGCTAAGACCATCAAAATATGTAACTGTAGCGAATATCTTGCCCTTTTCATTAGTAGCCGACAAGTTAAGCGAAAGCTCTGTAGATGATACGGCTTCAACAATTAGCGGATCATTAACTAAAGAGTAAGTCTCAGAGCCAAAATTAACAACAATATTAGTTGCACTAGCTAAGTCGATTCCACCGAAAATGAAAGCAACCTTGTTATCTTTGTTGGGTATTACTAAATTAAGTGACATAAAAAAGCCCTACGTGTATGTAAGGCTAGTTTAACACATTATTATATTAATGTAATTTATGGAACATCATTCACAATGTCGGCACTTGTCATGTTATACATTACAAAAGTACAGTTTGCCTCTGTTCCGCTATCTTGCAGATTAGGGTAAGTGTCTCCAT